GTGACCTTAAAAATATTGTAACTAAAGCTCTTAATGGTGATTTGGAATTAGCAAGAGAAAAAACTGATGGACAGGCATTGGCAATTAGTTGGGTAAATGGTAGATTGGTTGCCGCAAGAAATAAATCTCATACAAAAAATAAAGGTGAAGGTGCAATGACTATAGGGCAGGTTGCAAAACAATTTGCTGGTAGAGGTGCTCTTACAGATGCTTATACATTTGCTATGAATGACCTTTCAAAAGCAATAGCAGGATTAACTGAACCACAACGTAAGAAGATATTTAAAGATGGTGCATGTTTTATGAATTTGGAAGTAATATATCCAAAGAATTCAAACGTAATACCATATGGACAAAACATTTTAGTATTTCACGGAACTTTTGAATATAATAAAGAAGGTGAAGTAATCGGAGAGAACCAACAGGCGGCATCTATCTTAGCTGGTATGATTAAGCAAGTTAATAAGCATGTACAAAATACATACACAATTCAGGGACCCCCAATACAATCATTACCAAAATCTCAAGAACTTTCTAAATTACAAGGAAAGTATATATCAATGGTTAATAAATTGCAAAACGAATTTAAACTTTCTGATTCAGCTGGAGTAGCAGATTACCATCAGGCTTGGTGGCAAAATTATGTTGAAAAGAATGCAAAAAAATTAGACATAAATTCAAAAATAGGGTTGGTTAAAAGATGGGCTTTTGGTGATAAATCAATGCGTATAAATCAAATACAAGACCAGAAGATAAAAGCATGGGCGGATAAAACTGATAAGCAAGACCAGCAAAAGATTATGAAAGAAAACATAATGAAGTTTGAACAAATCTTTTTAGGTGTTGGTGCTGATGTATTATCATTTATGGAATCTGTACTTACCGCCAATCCTTCGGATGCAACCAAACAATTAAGAAAAGAATTGGGAACTGCAATTAAGCAAATAAAAGCTTCTGGAAATCCACAACAAATTGATAAATTAAAAATTGAATTAAGCCGCTTAAATTCTTTAGGTGGATTTGATAAAATTGTTCCAAATGAGGGTATTGTTTTCGTTTATGGGGGAAATACCTATAAATTGACTGGAGCATTTGCACCATTAAATCAAATATTGGGTATCTTTAAGTACGGAAGATAATCGTTTTATTTAATTTTGATATACTTATATATACGAATATATCAAAACTAATATGGCAAAGGAATTTCAAAAAAAGTACATGCATCCAACCCGCCGAAAGTTGGTAAATATGGTTTTAACAGGCGGTGATTATGAAAAAAATACACAAATATCATTCGCCGGGGCAGATAAACAAAATGTAAAACGTGAGGTTGGTGAAAGATGGACTGATGAAAACGGAAAGTCTTGGGAGCAACATGCTGCTGGTAAAGTAGAAGTATCCGAATTGGGTGATATAATGGCTGAGACACGAGCTTACCTAGCTGCATTAAATAGTTGCAAGGGTGATGCTTGTAATACAATTAAATTAAGTAGAGCTGATAAAAAACTCATCTCAAAAACTGGATATTGTGCAACTTGTTTAGCAAAAAAAGAATTAACAATTAAATTAGATGGGTTGTGGGAAGCATATGAAGATTATAAAATATACAATAATATGATTTCGTATGGTAAAGATGTAGTATCACAATTTCAACAAGCGTACAATGATGCTAAGCAAGATTATGAAGTTGTGCAAGAAGATGGTACGCTTGAAAAGTGGAGTATGGAAAGAGATGTAAATGAATTAAAGGCAGAAATACTTGCTGATATTACACGATTTGAAGAAGAAATACAACAGGCAAAAAAACTAAGAAATGAGGCTTGGGAAAAACTTAAAGATAAAAATTACGATTTAGTTAAACCACCAATTGATTAATGGCTCAAAATTTAGGTATAACACAAAAGAAATCTTTAAAAGAGATTATTGCAGAAGAATACAAAAAGTGTGCTAGTGACCCTATACACTTTATGAAAAAATATTGTATGATTCAGCATCCGGTGAGAGGTAAAATACCTTTTCACCTTTTCCCATTTCAGGAAAAAACATTAACTCAATTTGCAAATAATCGTTTTAATATAGTATTGAAATCACGTCAAACTGGTATCTCAACGCTATCAGCTGGTTATGCACTTTGGAAAATGTTATTCAATTCGGATTTCAATGTATTGGTTATTGCAACAAAGCAAGATGTAGCAAAAAACTTAGTAACTAAAGTAAGGGTGATGCATGAATTACTTCCTTCTTGGTTGAAGGGTGGTTCTTTGGAAGATAATAAACTTTCCCTTCGTTTACACAATGGTTCTCAAATTAAGGCTATTGCTAGTTCTCCGGATGCAGGACGTTCCGAAGCCCTATCACTTCTTATATTTGATGAGGCTGCTTTTATTGATGATATTGATGAGATTTGGGTGGCAGCTCAATCTACCTTATCAACGGGTGGTAGTTGTATTGCACTTTCTACTCCTAATGGTGTGGGTAACTGGTTTCACAAAACTTGGTTAGGTGCAGAGGAAGGACAAAATCCATTCAATACAATTAGATTGCATTGGACAGTTCATCCTGAAAGAGGACAACAATGGAGAGATGAACAAGAAAAACTATTAGGACAAAAGAAAGCAGCTCAAGAATGTGATTGTGATTTCGTATCTTCTGGTGATACTGTTATTGATCCTGAACTATTGATGTTTTACAAAGAAACATTTTGCCAAGACCCAATTGAAAAGACTGGATTTGATGGAAACCTTTGGAGATGGGAATATCCAATGGCAAATGGTTCATATATGGTGATAGCCGATGTGGCGAGAGGAGATGGAAGTGACTATTCAGCCGCACATGTTATGGATATTACAACTTGTACACAAGTTGCTGAATATAAAGGAAAAATTGATACAAAAGACTTTGGAAACTTCTTAGTCAATCTCTCAACAGAATATAATGATGCATTATTAGTAATAGAAAATGCAAATATTGGATGGGCTTGTATTCAACAATGTATAGATAGACAATATAAAAACTTATTCTATATGAGTAAGGATTTAAAGTATGTAGATGTTGAACACCAAATGAGAAACAAATATAGAGCTGACGAAAAACAAATGGTTGCTGGATTCTCAACAACTTCTAAAACTAGACCTTTGATTGTATCTAAATTAGATGAATACTTTAGGGAAAAAGCAGTAACAGTTCGTTCAAATCGTTTGATAGATGAATTGTTTACTTTCATATTCATTAATGGTAGAGCAGAGGCTATGAAAAGTTATAATGATGATTTGGTGATGGCATTTTGTATTGGGTTGTGGGTAAGAGATACGGCACTTAGATTAAGACAAGAAGGAATAGACCTTACAAAAAGAACTTTGGGTGGTATTTCATCAAATCAACAATACGAAGGTGTTTATGGACCATCCGATAGGGATGATAACCCTTGGAAAATGAGAATTGGTGATAATTTTGAGGACTTAACACAGTGGTTGTAAATTATAGTGTTTTGATATTTTCCGATATTTATGGTATATGTCAAAATAAAAGGAGACTAAAATGATTAAATTAACAAATATCCTAAAAGAAGATGAATATGTAAATAAAGCATATTCTAAGGGAGACCAACCAGCCGATAACCCAATTGATGATTATGATGAATTGGATGTTGAGCAAGAAGATATGGATGATTTTATAAATTATCTTAAATCTTACTCACAATCGTTAGATGAAGCTAATTGTAATTGTGTTTACGAGGCAGAATATCAGGGTAGAGAAGTAAAGTTAGGTAAACCAATGCAAGGTGATGTTAAAAAGTTTAAAGTTTATGTTAAGAATCCTAAAACAGGTAAAGTAGTTAAGGTAAACTTTGGAGATAAAACAATGAGAATTAAGAAGTCTAATCCTGATAGAAGAAAATCCTTCAGAGCAAGACACAATTGTGATAATCCTGGTCCAAGAACAAAAGCAAGATATTGGTCTTGTAGAAAATGGTAAAATAAATTATGGCAGAACAATTCCAAGACGATAGGAGTTTCTTTGGGAGACTTAAAAAACTATTCTCAACTAATGCAATCGTAACCGTTGATAAAGAAGGTAAACGTAGAGTAGTTGACGTTGAAGATAGACAGCTGAATACAAACTTTGTAAACCTAAGAGATAGGTACACAAAACTTCAAAGGTCTTACTTCGAAACACATCAAGGTGCTCAATCAATGGCATATCACCAAGTTCGTAGAGAACTTTTTAGAGATTATGATGCTATGGATATGGACCCGATTATAGGTTCAGCATTAGACATATATGCAGATGAATCCACAACCAAGAATGAATATGGTGATGTTCTTCAAATTAAATCAACGAATGAGAACGTAAGAGAAATGCTTCACAATCTATTCTATGATATAATGAATGTGGAATTTAACTTATGGCCTTGGATTAGAAACTTAGTAAAATATGGTGATGCTTTCTTAGCATTAGAAATTATGCCTGGTAAAGGTATTATCAACGTAGCACCACACTCAACTTATAACGTAGAGAGATTAGAAGGTACTGACCCAAATAATCCTGATTATGTTAAGTATAAGGTGGAATTGGACAGATTTGGTAAAAAGGAATATGAGCAATACGAAATGGCTCACTTCAGAATGCTATCAGACACTAACTTTTTACCTTATGGCAAATCAATGGTTGAAGGTGCAAGAAGAATTTGGAAACAATTATCTCTTATGGAAGATGCGATGTTAATTCATCGTATTATGAGAGCACCTGAAAAGAGAGTATTCAAAATTGATATTGGTAACATTCCACCGCAAGAGGTAGATAACTATATGCAAAAGATTATTAACAAAATGAAGAAAACTCCATTTGTTGATAAAAATACTGGCGATTATAACTTAAAATACAATATCCAAAACCTTACTGAAGATTTTTTCCTACCTGTTCGTGGTAGTGATAGTGGTACAACTATTGATAATCTGCAAGGTTTAGAATATGCAGCAATTGAAGATATTGATTACTTAAAGAATAAATTATTTGCAGCTCTAAGAGTACCAAAGGCTTACTTATCTTATGATGAAAATGTTAATGGTAAAGCTACATTGGCTGCAGAAGATGTTCGTTTTGCAAGAACTATTGAAAGAATCCAACGTACAGTTGTTAGTGAATTGGCAAAAATTGCAGTAGTTCACTTAGCAGCAAATGGTATTGATGATTCAGAAATGACAAATTTTGAATTAACACTCACAAACGCTTCTACAATCTATGAGCAAGAAAAG